GCATCAGAAATAACTTCAACATTTTCTTTTAGTCTTATATCTGATGTGTTTCCAAAAGCTGTGACATTACCATTACAAATTAAATGACCCGCATCTGACATATCAAGTCTAGCTGCTGTAATTGTTGAACCCCCATCGTTACCTACAAACAATAAATCTTCATCTGAGTCAAGAGTTTCCATTATAAGTCCTGCACTATCTTGTCGAAGCTTAGAATTGTTACTAAACACAATGCTTCCATCAAGAGTAATATTACCTGAACTATCAAACTCGACTTCATTGTTCCAAGCAGAGCCGTTCCAATGATGAAAAGCTAAAGTAGTTGAAGCTGTGCCAGGAGCATTATTTCCACCTGTTGAACCAATTGCCCAATAATTACTACTACTTCCTGCTACTTGTAGATATTGTCCTGCTGTTTCCAAAGCAACTAAGTCTGATGTAAATAAAGCTCTACCTCCTGTGGACATATCAATTCTAAAAGGAGTAATAGTTGAGCCTCCATCATTTCCTTTTACTACAAAGTCACCATCTGATTGATTTACTGTAATTTCAAAATTTGCTACATTTCTAGTTAGAGTGGCAGTAAGCAATCCATCGTCTTTAAAAAGAATATCTCCACCATCTGCATCAAAAGTAATATCACCTACTACATCAAGAGTTAAACCACCATTTGCTGCTGCTACTGCTCCATTTGTACCGTCACTAGAAATAATTAAATCTGAACCTGCTCCAAAATACACACCTTTGTTATCTCCTAATGTAATATTCCCATTAAAAGTTGCACCGCCTTCCGCTGACATATCAAGAGTAAGTGCAGTAATAGTTGTAGTATTGTCTTTTCCTTGAAAGAGTATATCTCCGTCAGAAAGGTCAGCTCGAATAACCAGATTATCACTACTTTTTTCTATAAGAGCATACCTTGTGCCTCCGTCTTTAAAACTTACACTTCCATCTCCATCAGCATCTAAAACTATACTGTCAGGAGAATCAAGTATTATATCGCCTGATGAAGTTGCTAATGTAGAAGCTGCATCGCCAGTTCCAATATCATCTAAAGCAGTTGCACCACTTGCTATAGTTGAAACTAAAGCTTTCTTTAAAGTATTATCAGAAGCATCATGTATAAGTACATGGTCTGTACTTGCAGCAGACACTTGTGTATGGTCTGATATTATTGCTGAATGTAAAAATTCTGATGTTACTTTTGTTGTCATATTATTCCTCTAGTGCTGACATTTTTGTTTTAAGTTGTGCTTCT